CTAAGCCACGACTTCCACCTCGGGCATGCGCTCGCTGATGCGCACTGCCACCATGTCCAGGTCGCTGTCGAACAGGTCCGCGTAGGTGTCCAGGGTCATCGCTGCTGACTTGTGGCCCAGCATGCGCTGCAACGCCTTGACGTTCGCGCCGGACGACACGGCGATACTCGCGGCGGTGTGCCGAAGGTCGTGGCAGGTCATCGGCTCCAGACCGGCGGCCTCCAACGCCCGCGCCCACCAGCCATGAGCCTTCTTCCCCACGGACTGCGGGCGAATCGAGTGTCCGTCCGCATCGGTGAACACGAGGCTGTCGGGTTCGAGGTCCCTGATCGCATGCTTGAGCAGGGGAGCGAGTTTGCCGGGAATCGGCACATCGCGTTGCTCCCAGCTCTTCGGCACTCCCTCCACATACTCGCTGCCGACCTTGGTGATGGTGTGCCGGATATGCAGCTTCCCCTTCTTCAGATCCACGTCACGTTTCCGCAGGCCGGCGGCCTCGCCCCACCTGAGACCGCAGAAGCCCAGGACGAGCACCAGCAGCCGGTGCTCCCCGCACAGTGCGGCCAAAGCGACAAGCTGCACGGGCGTCAGATAATGCCGATCCTCCTTGCGGCTCGGTTTCTTCGGCAACTGGAGCTTCTGCACCGGCGTCAACGACCGAATGTACCCATCATCCACCGCCAACCCGAATATGCCCTTGACGATGCCGAAACAACGCAAAACCAACGTCGGACTCTTGCCACTGGCCGTCATCTCACTCACCCACGTCTGCACCTCACTGCGCCGAATCGACGCAATCTCACGACTCGCCCACCTCGGCCCCACATGATTCCTCCACGCCGACTCCACCGGCTTGGTATTGCTCGGCTTCCACACCCCCTCATGCGCCGCCAAATACTTCCCCCACAACACATCAACCCGAGTCTTACCCAACGTCGGATCAACAAACGTGCCATCATTCAACCGCGTCGTATTCTCCGCAGCCCAATCAACCGCATCCTTCTTGCGCACAAAACCACGCTTAGTCGTCAAAGAATGATCGGGCTTACGGTAACGCACCATCCACCGGCGCTCGCCGATCCTGGTCTCGTATTTCTCGATGCTCGCCATGAGTATGCTCCATCCCGCCGCTTCATCACGTAGAATGGACGACGAAGCGGCTATCATCTCTCGAACAATTTGATTCTTGCTTCACGGTCTCTGTTGACGCGCCAACGTCAACAGAGACATTTTTTTTGATGGTCAGTAGACGTTAAAGCCACTGACTTGTGGGTTCTCGGTGGTACCGGTCACGTAGCATTCGTAGTTCAGTCCCTTGGCTGTGGCTCCATACTCGTTGGTTACGTCAACGGTCGCCTTGTAAAACCATGTGTTGTCGTCGCTGGGCGTAAAGTCTTGGATCACGCCGGCGATATCATGCGTTTTGAACCCATACGGATACTGCTGCTTGCCGTATGCTCGGCATGCCGCAAGGGCAGCGCTTGTGGTCAGCTTTTTCGTCAGATTATCTGCCTGCGTTTTCTTGGCGGAATCCTCTTCTACGTTGCTCTTGGTATCAACGGTGAGGTCAATGGTCTCGCTGAGGATGGTGTGCGGCGTGGTAGCGGTGACAATCCATTCGATTCCAGCGGCACTGTCATCGATGATGCGTTGTGCGTTGTCATCGGTTTCGGCACCGTGCTTGAGATAGATTTCGCCGAGTAGGTTTTCCTTTTTGAGCTGTTCGATTGCGTCTTTCGCTGGTTTGCCTTTGAGCTCTTCAGCCAGTTGCTTGATTTTGTTGCTTTGTGACGTGGCTTGCTTGGTGGCTTTATCGGCCTCGGTCTCTATGGTCAGGTTCACGGTGTCGACGGTGGAGGCTTCCTTCCCGGCCTCTGGATCTTGAGCACGCACAGTTCCGTTGAGTGCCGCCTTTCCCGAGAGGTCTTTTGCGTTGATGCTGTAAAAGCCGGCATCATTGAGCGTGCTGCGGGCCTCATCCAGTGTTTTCCCTGTGACGTCAGGCACCGTCGCCTGTCCACAGCCGGCCAAACCTATCAGCATCAATGCTGACAGAAGCAGTGTGATTGTCTTTTTCATGGTTTTCTTCTTTCTTAGTGGATTATCTCGCTGAGGATTTGTCTGTAGTCTTCGATGACTTGGACGGTGACGTTGAGCTCGCTGGCCATTTGGTGGGGTTCGCCGTCATACATGCGTTCGGCTACGGCGTACGAGGCTGGGTTGATGAGCAGCATTGCGGTCTCGCGGCGACATCGGCGTTCGATCTTGCTGCCCGCGCACCCGTCCGAAGTGTCATCGCCGTGCCGCCAATGAACGAGCTCGTGCACCAGGGCACAGCGCTTGCGCACATAGGTTATGCGCCTGTCGATGAGCACGGTGTTCGTGGCGAGGCAGTAGACCCCATCCAACTTGCCGGGCAATTGGGCGCTGGCTACATGAAGGTCGGGTGCGACCTGGTACAGGGTCATGCGCATCTGACCGTAGCTCATGCGCGGCGACAACGGCAGCAGCGTCGACCGGCCGTTCATACCGGATTACCTTCATCACTGTCTGATGTGTTTTCGATCTGTCCTTGTATGGTCTCGGTCGATTCGATGATTGCCCGAAGCCGTTCCATGGCCGGGACATCGTCCGCCAATTTCTCGCGCTGTCTGTCCGCCTCGCGCTTCAGCATTTCGTAGCGTCGAGCCTTGTCATAGCCCTGCTGGATGAACATGGCGCTCAATGCCTCGATGTTCTGGAGGATGACCAGATCCCGTACGGAGGCATAGTCGCGCATGTTGCCCTTCCACCCCTCGTGTGTGCTTTTCCATTCGCTGGCCTTTTGGCCGAATACCGCCAAGTTGATGACGTCCGCCTCGCTGGCATAGGCCAGGCGTTCGCGCCATTTCGGCAGATCCCGGCTTTGTAGCGTGTCCTTCACGGCATCGGTATGCAAGCGGTAGTTCGTCTTGGCGAGTTCGCGTCTTGCGTGCCACTCGATACCGGAACGCTGCTGTTCCGCCGCCTTGAGCCGCTGGTAGTCCTTGATTATGAACAGGTGGAATTCGGGGCTGATCCATGAGGCGAATGCGAATGCGATGTCCTTGTGCGCGTAGGTGCCTCCCGAGCGTCCCCGTTCCGCTCGTATGCCGATGGCGTGTGTCTGATCGACCCATTCGGCGGATGACAGGCCGAACACGTTACGTCCGGACTTGGCTTGGATGGCGGCTGCGGCGGACTCGTTGAAGTCGGGGTTGGAGATACTTTCCCATGCGGTCAGGAACTGTATGGTGTCTGAGTTGCGAAGCCATCGGCGGATGACTTCCGCAGGTCGGCTGCTTTCATGGCGCGCCATGTCGGTGAGGCTGATGTAGTCTTCTCCTCCGACCGCTCGTATGGTTATGTCCACGTCTTGCGCGTGAATTCTTGAAATGTTATCCACCGTGATTTCCTTTCAGAATCAACGTTTTCGAGTTGTCCACAGCTAAAAGTGTCCGAATTCGGTTCTTTTTAGCAATCGAAAAAAGGTGTATACTGAAATTTTTGCCTACTTTGTTATGTTGTTCTTCATGTAGTACGTGTAGGCGGAATCGAATGATTCGGTGAAGAGCCTCCTCATGATTTCTATGGCGTTGACGTATGCGGATCGCGACGAGACGCGGGCGGTGCTCCAGAACAGCGCGCGATACAGGGGAGCATGTCGTTTTTCGAAGTCCTCCTTGTCCGTTGCATATTCGTCCGTGAAGTACTTCGCGTAGGCGACCTGGTCGGATTCGCTGGTGTTGAATGCGGCGAGTTTCGCGGAAAGGTCGCATACCTGCTGGACCCTTGTCAGCGCGTCCGGGGTCGAGAAGTAGCCCGGTTCGTGCAATGCGAGTCCGAACAGGAGCTTGAGCATTCGTTTGGAAGTCCTGACCTTGTTGATGGGCGTGGGGATGTTGGCCATGGCTATGATGCCGGTGTTCAGATCCTCTATGCTGGCGATTTGCTTCTTGGTAAGTGCCGGCATGTTCTCCACGGAGGCAATCACGGCCTTGTCTCCCGCGTTGAGCTGGAGGCGGTCGAACCATGTGCCGAGGACCGAGTAGTAGACCTTTTCGAGTTCGGCGCGTTTGAATCCGGTGCAGTTGACCTTTTCCAGGAAGTCCTGCGTGGGGAGGCGGTCGAAGTATGTGCTCATGGGGTTGTCGGGCAAGGCGTTGATGATTTCGCCTGCGCGTAGCTTCTCCTGGTTCTGGAGCACTTTGAAGTAGTTGCGTATCTGGGTGGGGTCGGCGGCCTGCATGGTGTACACGGGGATGTTGTACGTGTTGAAGTTCATGCGGATGCTTTCGGGGAGGTCCTTGAACGACAGTCGTTTCGCCCGGTGCATGCGGGCGATGCCGTCCGGGTCGGAGTCGCCGACAATGCGGTCGATGATGTCTTTGGCCTGGTCGGAGTTCTTCTTGCTGAGCTGGTACCAGTCGTCGTAGTTGTCGATCCACTGGCCGACGTTGCCGCCTTCCATGAACCGGAAGATGGTGGTGAGTCGTTGTTTGCCGTCGACGAGTTCTTGCCGGGCGTTCTTGTCGTTGGCGTGGTCGAGGTTGTTGATGACGATGTTGCCGATTGGGTAGTTGAGGATGATGCTGAGGACGAGCTGGTCCTTGTAGTCGTTGGACCAGATGTATCCGCGCTGGTAGTCGGGGGAGATGTCGAGGCCGTTGGCGCGCGTGTTCTTGATCGAGGTCATGAGCGAGATGATGGGCAGCTGCGAGGGTGTGATGTTTAGTCGCTGAAAAATCATCAGAATCCTTAGAATATAAAGTATTTCTTCTATTATGACCATAAATCATAGTAATACCCATAGAATATAAGTAATAAAAACGCTTATATTCTATCTGGGGCGGAATAGGGCCGGTCGATTTACGCGGGATCGTCCCCATCACCGTCATACTTGTGCTCGTCTTCCAGGGCGACGATGTCCATGTCACCGCGCTTGAGCTTTTGGAGCGTTTCAGCCACTCGCGCCTGCTCATCATCAACAAAGCGCTCGCCGGCGAGTGAAGGTTTCGAATCAGCTTCCGCCGCGTTCTTCGCCTCACGCCGAAGGGATTCGTAACGAATGGCCTTCAGCTCCGCAATTGGGTCTTTCTTGCATAAATCGGCAATCGCAAAAAACTCAGATAAACGTACTGGTGCCTTCGTCTGTTTTCTGAGATCGCGAACACGTCCATATGAGAGACCGCCAGAAGTAATCCGGTCAATTTCGCGATTGCTCAGACCGGCGGCATTAATCATCTTGTCGATTGCTTCGGAGGCTACGACATCTAATGTGCCCCACTGATAACTTCTGCTTGGCATGAATTAATGATAGCAAGCGACACGCCGCACTTGCTATCAACTGATGACATGTGTAATCATATGGACATGATTACAAGTGACATCGCCTTGAGGGCTATGGATAAATTGCGAGCAGCATCGGTGAGCAGCAAACTCTCCAAAGTCGAGATTGCGAAGCGCACAAATGTTGACCGAAACACTGTCACGAAGAGGCTCTGCAGCAATGATCTCTCCATCAGCGCATTTTTCGCTACTGCGGAAGCAGTTGGCATCAATCCGATTGATGCTCTTACCGAGGCATACAATCAATCACCCTCTGCTGCTGAGAACACTATTCCAGCGCTCGCCGAAAGCGAGGCGAAGTGATGGGAAACATCAGCACCCACATTGAAGAAGGAGACGGTTTCAAAGTCCTGAGATACGGGCTCGGAAGCATCGTCCTCATCATCGGCTATCCCCAGTCGAAAAACGACCTGATCGACGCGCGAGATGCCATCGCCAAACAGCTCGATTACGAAATCAGCATGAACGGGCGACGGCACGGCGGACATCGTTCCGTCCGCGCCGCCGCCATGCCGGAGTCAGCCGTCGATCTCAACCAGCGACCACCACAGGGCGGCACGCGGATTGAGATAGATAAGAGACCCCTCGGGGACACCGAGAGCCCGACCTCGAACCGAGACCACGCCACCCGACGCGGCGGCGCTCTCCAATTCATCGAGAATCTTCGACGGATACTCTTCTCCCGCTAAATCGACAAACCGTCGCTTATCGGCGGTCGTCTCAAACACGAGTCGATACGTCATTATTTTTTCACCTCCTCTCATTGCTGGTAGTTAGGCAATGTCCAGCTTAGGGGAGGTGGACCAACGCATAAAAAGGAAGAAAACCAATGAGCGAGAAACTCACCATCGCGAACCCCGAGGACGGGAACCGTCCCCTCTCCTATCAGGCTCTCAGCCACGGCATCGACGAAATCCGTTTGGGTGACATGGGCATCACGGACGCGGTGTGGCGCGGGCCGCACAGCGAGCTCGTGGCCTTGGCCCGTCGAATCCTCGGGGAGGAGGTGGAGTGATGGCGACGAAGATCGAACGCCGGCCCTGGACCATCGAACAGGTCATGGCCTACACGGGGCTCAAGCGCGACCATCTGGCGCAGCTTCGGTTCCGTGGCACCGGCCCCGCCTTCCACAAACCCACCAAACGCACCGTCATCTACGACAACATCGATGTGATCGACTGGTGGGACAAGTGCAAGACCACCACCACAGGTCCCGTGGCAAGGGGCGCACGATGAACAACCATGATTACGGACATCATGCCAGCGGCTACCGTAATCCGGAACCGGGCGAACCGTCTCGGGGCTTCATGCGCCGGCTGGCCTTCTGGGGCGTGGTCCTCACCGTCTGCCTGATTTGGGTGATGACCCACGCGGGATGCGCCCACCCGCTCGGCAACACGGCCGCCTCGCTCGTGGGCTTCGGATTCGTGCCATTGCGCCTGGTCTGCCTCGTGCTGGCCGAGGCGGGCGTCGAATAAGAACTTGCCGGGGTTCCTATTCTTTCCTTCCCCGGCAATCGACAAGGACAGTCGCTAACACCATCGCGTCGCATTCGGAGCAGCGGGTGCGGCGCACGTGGGGCCGGCAGGTTCGCCCCCGCTGGAGATCACGCGGTGTCATGTACGCGGGGCAAACAGCGGGATGCCGTTCGATTCGGCTCGGTCCACGAAATCATCCAACCATCGAAGAGAGGGGAGTGCGATGACGCAACCCGACGACTACGACCACCGAGAAGAAGGCGAAAGCCTGTTCGAATGGCCGCTGGACAGCGCCGGCCTGCGCATGGGTGCCGGCGAATTGCTGGATCACTTGTTCGAGGTCATCCAGCATCTCAATCACACGGATGCGTGGCCGTTGACCATACTGCCGCCGCGTTGGGGCGATGTGGTCGTGGACCGGGAACGCCGCCAGATTTCGGCGGTGTGTCTGTGGAAACGCAAACCGATCAAAAACCATAAGGAGGACTGAATGTGCGAGCAAACCGAGGCAGAAACCGAGCCCGAGGTGACGCCGCGTGTGGCTTTCGCCACCATATTGCAGTCGCTGGTGGCCGATTCGCCGAACAAGCCAACGCTGCCCGTGATGCTGTCCATGCTTGACCAAGCGATGGATCATACCGGGCTGCGACTGGAGCGCGATGCCACGCCGACGGACTATGAGGACGATGTGACGGAAGCGCGCCGCGGCCTCTCGCGCAAGGCGTATGACGTGACGAGCCTGCTGGCCGACGTCGCGACCGGTGACGGCGACTGGGAACTGTTCGACCTGGCCGACGAGGCACGTTCCGCCGCCGTTGCGCTGCTGCGCGCGTTGGACGGTGATGCGTGATGGCCGGGGAGAGCGTTCTCACGATCGTCGGCAACCTGACCGCCGACCCGGAGCTGCGCACCACGGGAGGCGGCGCGACCGTGGCGAGCTTCACGATCGCTTCGACCCCGCGCAACTGGAACCGGCAGACCAACCAGTTCGAGGACGGGCAGGCATTGTTCATGCGCTGCTCCGCGTGGGGCGACATGGCCGGCCATTGCGTCCAGTCCCTGAAGAAGGGCATGCGAGTGATCGCCCAGGGCCGACTGAGACAGCACTCGTACCAGGCGCAGGACGGCTCCCAGCGCACGGTCATCGACATGACCGTCGACGAGATAGGCCCCTCATTGAGGTATGCGACCGCCGCCGTCAACCGTGTCCAATCCGGTCGCGGCTATTCCGGTGGCTCGACCTATGGGGACCCGGCCAAACCCGCCAACCAGCAACAAGGCTGGCAGAACGGTTCCCCAGCCCAGAACCCCGGCATGCCGGAAGGTGACCCGTGGGCTCAGCCGGCACCCGCCTCTCCCGGCGCCACGTTCGGCGCTTCCAACGATTTTTCATCAGACAGCCAAGACCCCGAATTCTAAGGAGATTCAATGTCACGAAAGAAAAAGACCGATGGCGTGCAGGACGCACTCATCCCCGACGAAATAACACCGCTCATGCTGCTCGCCCTGACAGCCAAGGCATCACGCATGAAGGACGCCGCGGCCGCGTTCCGCATCGCGGCCAGCAAGATGCTCGACCTGGCCACCAAGGACGAATACATCGAAAAATACAAGAACATCGACCCCATCACCGACGCCCTGTACGACGCCTGCGATCTCTCGCAGCACATCTTCGACGCCGCCAACGCGGTCAACGACCTCATTAACTATCCGGTCGAGGCCCGCGAGCGCGTGGTGAAGGCGGATATCGAGCGCAGTTTGTTGGATCCGTGGCGTGATCTGCCCACGTCTGGTGTGGATCCGGATACTGGCGAAATCAAGGAGGACTGAATCATGAGCAAACGCAAGCACGGACGCCAGCAACTGGAGCATGAGCGCCAACGCCGGCGCAGGAAGCGCATGCCGCACCTGCCCGCGCACCAGAATCTATCGATCAAGGAGCAGTGACCCGATTCAGTGGCTATCAACATCATCGATATCAACGTAAAGAGCCTCATCCCGAACCCGAACAATCCCCGCAAGGACGTGGGCGACGTCACCGAGTTGGCCGACAGCATCAAGGAACAGGGGTTGCAGCAGGCGCTTGTGGTAACCCCCGACCATGAGGAGCACGGCGAGCGCATGTTTCGTGTGGTGATTGGTCATCGTCGTTTGGCGGCGTGCAAGCTGGCTGGCATTGAGCGGGTGCCGTGTGTTGTGCGTGAGTTGGACATGAAAACCGAGCGTGAGTTGATGCTGGTGGAGAATTGCCAGCGTTCCGATTTGACGCCGTTGGAAGAGGCGGACGGGTATCAGGGTTTGCTTGACCTGGGTGCCGGTGTGGGTGAGCTTGCGGCGAAGACGGGGCGTAGCGAGTCGTTTGTGCGTGGCCGGTTGAGGATCGCGCGCATTCCCGCTGATGTGCGTTCCGGGTCGGAGGCGTTCGCCCAGTTGTCGCTTTCCCAGTTGGATGATCTTGCGGAGTTCGAGGCTTATCCCGACATGATGGCTGAGTTGGCTTCGATGGCGGGTACCAAGAACTGGGATTGGAAGCGTGGCCAGCTGCGGTCGCGGGTTCGCGTCGAGGCGTGGCAGCAGAGCATGAGAACAGCGCTTGAAGCTCTGGGCCTGACTGTGGATGTCTCGGCTTCGACGTGGACGACGCCGGAGGGCTACCGGTTCTACGACGTGTGGAGCGGCGAGCCCGACCAGTTCGAGAAATGGTGGAAGAAATGGCATGAGGCCAACCCGTACGGACAGCCGATAATCCGGTTCAGCGACTGCACCGTATTGTGCTTCCCGCAATTGTCGCCTGAGGAGATCGCCGAACGTGACGCCAAGAGCGAGCGGAGGGAACGGGAGCAGGCGGCATTCCAGGAGGCGCTGGCCGCCCGCAAGGAATTCGACAGGCTGGCGTACACGCTGCGCACGGACTGGATCAGGAAGCACGCCACCGGGTTCAACGGCGGCCAGTTGCGCAAGGCCACCACGCGTCTGAGCCTGCTCGCGCTGACCGGCACCGAACTCTGCCACGGACTGATCAGCGGCGCCTCATGGAACAACATCGACAACGTGCTCGCCGCATACAACCTGCTCGCCGCCACGCCGCTGCCATACGACGACACGAGCGATAGGGGGCTGTGGCTCGAACAGAACCTCACGGAACTGCATCGCCGCCAGCACGTCGAGGGAGCCGCGAACAGGGAGCTCCTGCTCATCCTGTGCGCCCAGATCGAAGCACTCATCAAACCCGGCACATGGGCCGACAAGGACGACATCGATCTCGCGCAAACCTACTACCACACGCTCGCAGACCTCGGATACCCCACAAGCGACGAGGAAAACAAGGCACTCAACGGGTGTTTTCTGCCCGAAGACGACGAAGCGGAGTGAACCATGACATGGACCCAGATAGACGACGGGTTGAACTTCAGCCCGCAGACCATGCCCGGCACGGTATCAAACGCCGCGTTGGGCCTGTGGGTCAGACTCTGCGTGCACACCGCGTACCAGCTGCGATTTCCAGCATTCGACGGCGCATTCGACCTCACGGTCGTGCGCTCGCTGAAAGGCAACGCACGGCAGGTGGCGGAGCTGGAGGCCGCGGGAATGCTCGAACCGGCGCTCGCCGCCGGCCGGTGGATGGTGGTCGAGGCCGACACCCTGATGAAATTCGGCGGCACTTCCGGCAGCGAACTCAAGGAGAAAAGAGCCAAGGCCGGGCATGCCGGCGGCGTCGCTTCGGGCGAGTCTCGGCGAAGCAAAACCGAAGCAAACCATGAAGCAAACGGTGAAGCAAAACGAAGCACTTGCTTCGAAGCAAACGAAGCAACCGGTCCTAACCTAACCATACCTAACCCTTCCTCCCCTGTAGCCCCTCCGCGCCGAAGCCGGACCATGCCGAAGCCGGACCATGCCGAGCCCGGCCATACCGGTCCGGTGTCGAGCCTCGCCGAGGCCGAGGCCCGCGCCGAGGCCGACCCGTTCGCCATTGCCTGGGACTCGTACCCGAGCCACACCGGCAATCGGGAACAGGCCCGAAACCTGTGGCGGGCCATCACCGGCGGCGACCCGACCGTGCCGCACGTCGAGGCCAGCCAGCTGCTCGGAGCCGTCATCCGCTACGCCCAAACCGTGCGCCAGGACGGCGACCGGTTCACGCCATCGATGCGCAAATGGCTCGAAAACCGGCAATACGTCAAATGGCTGTCGAACACACCGGCACACACCGAATGGGGCGGCATCACCCGCCAATGGCTCAACCAGCACGCCATCAGCCAAGTCCCCTCAGGCACGTGGACGGACAGCGTCGAACAGACGTTCTGGGCCCACGTCAAAACCGGCGAAGAGCCGGAGACCGTGGCCGCAAGGCTCGTCAAGGAAATCAACGAAAGGAGCCAGGCATGAGCGACCAGCCCACATCCGAGACCCTGCGCCTCGTGGAAGGCCGCGAAAACAACCGGTGCATTGTCTGCGACCGATACCTACGCGGCGGCGAATGGCCCGGCAACAGCCACCACCACCGGAAACGCCGCAGCCAGACATACGGCGACCCCGAACGGCACGCGCCATCGAACGTCATCGACGTGTGCGGCACGGACAACAGCACCGGATGCCACGGATGGATCCACCAACACCCCGAACAAGCCCGAGCATTGGGCTACCTGCTCAAAAGCTACGACCCCGAGCCAAGCCAAGTGCCCGTGTACAGCTGCCGGCGCGGCTGGATACTGCTCGACACCGACGGCCAATGGCATTCATGCCCGCCACCCGAAGACCTCCCCACCCACATCAACATCAAGAAAGGCAACGAATGAACGACACCACGACAACCCTCGCCATCGGCCACCGGACCATCCCCCTCGACCAGCCCCGCCCGCCAAGAAAACCCGACATGCTCCTCTGGATCGACACCGGAACCACCGGCGTCGACCCCTACCAGTGCGAACTCCTGGAAGTCGGCATGCAAGTCACCGACATGACCGGCAAACACCCCCACGACAGCCTCCACCTGATCGTCCACCCCGACAACATACGCAACTGGGCCAACTACCCCGAACTCCTGAAAGCCTACGAAATGCACCTCGCCAACGGACTCATGCTCGCCAGCGCCGAAGCACCCAAGGACACCTACGACTACCAGCACACCGCATGGAACATCCACGAATTCCTCAACGACCAACTCAGCCAATACACACTCCAC